GCAAACTTTACCAATCAAAATGACTTGCTAGGACCTGGTAATAGTGGCGACCGTGAGTTTTTAGTATTTCCAGGAGGAAATGTGGGTTTAACAACAGGTGGTGGTGGCAATTTCCAGTTACAAAATGGAGGCACGCTAACTGGCGGTCAAACCTATATGCTAGAATACACCCATTCACAAACAGATGTGAACTTCTACACAAATGGCAACCTAATAATAGCAAACACAGGTTCTTATCCAACATCTGGAGGTGGAAATACAACTATAGGCGCCTATTATGGTGGTTCAGGTGGCAACCTAAATGGAGTAATTTCTGAAATCATTGTATTTAATCGTATTATCAATATTTCAGAGCGTGAATCCATTGAAGGCTACCTTGCCTGGAAGTGGTCCTTACAAGCTCAGTTACCAAATAACCATCCTTACAAAAATGAATCACCGCAACCATATGTTCCTGGTCCTATTGTACAATTCAGAGCCATAAACTATTCAGGCACAGGACCATGGTTAGATGAATCTGGCAATGACTACAATGCTACACTAGAAGCTGGAGCAATAACTAAAAATGCCGCCAATAATGGCATTGTGTTCAATGGCGCAACATCATTGACCTTCCCTAATATTTATGCAGGTCCTAAATGGACAGTAAATATCTGGTATAGAGATTTAGGTACATCGGGTTCAACACCATGTATAGTTGCTCAAGTAACTAATCCAAATCTAAGAATATTCTCCCTTGGCGGACCCTCCTGGGTAGGAGGTATGATGGGTGGTTATCCATTGGGAACAGCTTTTAATCTTGACTATGGAGCATGGACAAATATACAAGTAACACTGGATGGTACAGTTATAACTACTTACATAAATGGCGTTAATGGAGGGGTAATATCTGCACCAATTGCCATTGACAATAATACAAACTATAGAATTGGCGGTAGTTTTGGTAACCCAGCAACAGATGGATATATTACTGGTGAAGTCGGTGAAATTCGTATCTATAACTATGCCCGTACTCAGGCTCAGATTCAAGCAGATTACTTGAGTTCCTATAATACCTTCCTCTATAACCCAACAATAATACCTGGTAACCAGCTCTGGTTAGATGGCGCCGACCAGACTACTATAGATATTAGTGGCTCAAATGTTACACTATGGTCTGATAAGTCAACTAACTCTAATAATGCCACAACAGCCCAAGGTGCAACGCTCTATGTACCAACAACTGGTCTGAAGTTCAATGGAACTTCCTATTTCACTTTACCAAACGGTGCCCTTCCCTTTAATGACAGTTCCTATTCATACTACATTGTAGCTTCTGCAGAAGCAAATATAAATCAGGGCTTAATCGGTGGAGGTACAGCCGCCCCACTTTCTACATTTTCACTTGCTTATACATTAAATACGGTTAATACACTTTGGTATACTTATGATATTCTAAGCGCCATTCCATTAACTCCAGCCACGCCATTCCTGTTTGGCTCCTTGTATCAATCTGGTAACAGCCGTGCAATATGGGCTAATGGTAATGTAGCTGGCTCAGATACTCCTGGTGCACGAACACAAGCTAACACAAATAACGTTATAGGTACAGTGCCCTATGACATTGGTAACAATTTACTAAAAGGCGTAATCAGTGAAGTCCTTGTGTATAATACTAGCCACAATGCAACTCAACGGCAATTGGTTGAAGGTTACCTTGCCTGGAAATGGTCTATCCAAAATTACTTACCAAGCAATCACCTTTACAAAAATGCACCGCCACAAGTTCCTGCGCCCCCACCAAAAGTTCTACTCAGAGCCAAAAACTATTCTGGAACAGGACCATGGTTAGATGAATCTGGTTACAATAACAATGCCACCTTAGAAAACGGCACTAATGCTAAAAATGCAGCAAATAATGGCTTAATTCTAGATGGAGCAACAAACTGGACATTCCCTGATGTAGATGTAGGAAACAGTTGGACAGCTAACGTATGGTTTAAACAAACAGGTAGCCCCACAGGTACAGAGGCGTGTATTTTATCTCAAATATATGGCACCGGTATAAACCTTTTAATTAGATATACTACTTCTCAAACTGTTAGAGGTGGATTTTTTAACGGTGCTTACGGTGGTTTTAAAGATGGAAGCACAGTTACATTAACAACAAACACCTGGATAAATATACAGGTAACATGGGATGGAACAAACATGGCAACATATATCAATGGTTCCCTAATAGGTATTGTACAACCAGGTGGTATAGCTATTAATCAGCAGAATTACGCGTACAGAATTGGGCGTCGTTGGGACATTGCTGATTATGCTGTTGGTGAAATTGGTGAAGTCCGTATCTATAATTACGCCTTAAACCAAACCCAAGTCAATGCCGATTATCTAAGCTCCTTTAACACCTTTTCAATCAACCCCTCAGAAATTCCAGGTAATGTGCTATGGTTAGATGCTGCTGACACATCAACCTTAACATTCGACGGTGTATATGTAACTCAGTGGTCCGACAAGTCAACTAACGCATATAATGCCACAATTGTTGGAAATCCAATATATACTAATAATGCAGTAAGAATTACACCAGGAAATTTTGTTAAAACGTTTATCCCACCAAATACCTTTATTCAGGCATTTGAAGCCTTTATAGTGTACAAGTCATTAGCTAACGCAGGTCAAAATGCCATTATAACACGTAGTAATTCTACAATATATTCAAACTTAGGTAATCCATTAGATATGCAGCAAAGCGAATTCTTTATAGGAGAAAATAACGCTGCTTATTTCAAAAATAGCTATGAATGTTTTAATCCAAATCAATCAATATTTAATCTAAACATTGACCAAGTCACTCAAGCAACTGAAAGCTTTTCAATATTTAGCAACGGACAGCAAGCTACAGGTCAATATGAATCAAGAGGTGGTACAGGAATATGGGTACCATCAGACCTTGGAGATGCAGTAGCAATTGGTGGACGAATTGACCAAAGCTCTAATATGAACGCCACGTACAATGAAGTCTTATTATTTAATACAGTCTTGAGTACAAGTGAACGCCAGGCAGTTGAAGGTTATTTAGCATGGAAATGGTCATTACAATCACAGTTGCCTAACAATCATCCCTACTATTCAGTACCTCCCCAAAAAGCTTCATCTGGTCCAAGACTATTACTCAAAGCTAAGAACTACTCTGGCTCAGGCAGCTGGAATGATGAATCTGGAAATGGATTCAATGCCACTTTACTAACTGGTGCTAGAGCTAAAAATGGAAATGGTAACGGTATTATATTAGATGGCACAACTAGTTGGACATTTCCCAATTTGGCTTTAGGAAATGCATGGACAGCTAGCGTTTGGTACAAACAGACTGGAGCGCCTGTTGGTGGCAGTTCATGCATTTTAACTCAAGAGTTTGGTAGTTCAATTAATTTAGCTATAAACTCTACAGGCACAGGTGTATTTTATTCTGGTGGTTTTACAAATGGAACCTCATCTACACTTGTAACTGGTCAATGGATAAATATTACAATAACATGGAATGGTACTATCTTAACATCCTATCATAATAGCAGATTATTTGGAATAGTGAACGGCGGAACGTCAATTGATAGTGGATTAACATATATTATAGGTGGTATGTGGAGTCCTTCTGGTTACGTAGTTGGTGAAATTGGTGAAGTCCGCATCTATAATTATGCATTATCACAAGCTAGTGTCTCTGCCGATTACTATGACAGCCTTTCCACATTTGTAACAGGACCACTAGGTATTCAAGGCTGCCAGCTGTGGCTAGATGCCAATGACCCGTTAGCAGACAGCACAGTGCCGGCAAATGGCGCAACTATTGCTACCTGGTACGATAAATCACCTAACGCATATAATGCTACAGCAACTGGCACTCCTGTAATACAAACAGGGTCCTTAAATTCATTACCTGGAATAGCCTTTGTAGATAACACAGGACCAACTATTTACTACACTGCATCAATACCAACAGGAACATTTTCCAAAGCCACCACCTTTTTTGTAGTATATAAAAATACTGCTGATAACGGTAATAATGGTCTATTATCAAGAGGTCGTATAGGCGTTGGCTTAGGAAGCCCAACTCTAGCTTTTAACACCTCAATCGGAGTAGATAATACAGCCTCTCAATACGGCTATAATGGTTATGTAGGCGCATCTGTATATAATTTAAGTCCATCGCTATTTGAAATAACTGTTGACCAACTAGGAAATGCAGTTTATGAATGGATAACTGGAACATCACAAAATGTAGTGTACCAAGGATATGGACCACTAACACATGGAACAGCTGATTCCAAAAATGACAAATTATTTATAGGAACACGTGGTGACAATGACCCATCTGGCTCATTCCAGGGCGTTTTCTATGAAATTTTAGCATATAATACTGTGCTTTCAACAAGTAATAGGCAAAAAACAGAAGGCTATTTGGCATGGAAGTGGGGCATAGAGGCACAATTACCGGTTGGTCACCCTTATGCAAGCGCGGCACCTTAGATAGCAATTTCATAAACATAAAACTTTTTATTAATATTAAGTATATCATTTTGAAATAATTTACTTAATCTTTACCCCCACCCCCAACAGATTTTTTACCCCCATTCAAAGCCCCCTACAGATTTTTTACCCC